ACGCTGGGCACGGTGGGCCAGCTGCTGGGGCACCGGAGCGCGCAGACCACCACCAGGTATGCGCACCTGATCGACGACGCAGCGCGGCGGGCCGTGGCGCAGCTCAGCGACGACCTGGGGGTGTGAAGGATCACGACAGCGCCCGCCACTGTCCCAGCTCGCCCAGCACAATGGCTGCCATGACACCGACCCCCGCCGAACTGCTGGCGCTCCGCCACCGCGTGCCCGACAGCGTGCTGCTCGACTGGCTCGACCTGGCGCAGCTGCTGGAGCCACCCTGCAAGGTGAAGACCGCCGATCTGATAGAGCACTGGCACTGCAGCCAGTCAGCCGTGAGCCGGCGCCTCAGCCGCCTGTGGGAGGCCGACCTGCTCGACTATCGCCCGGGCGGCGGCGGCTACCGAATCCGCCACCTCGGGCCGAGTGTTACGGATTGCGACAGGCCCTGAGTCAGGGCGAAGGGCAGCCATTACCTTGGGCCCATCGGCAGGCCGAGCGCGCCGCCGATCACCCCATCGCCCGGCACTGGCCGGAGGAACCATGTCCATCACCTGCATCGCCGCCTGGGCCATCGCCCTGCTGCTCCTGCCCATCGTGATCCTGCTCTGGGCCACCGAGAGCCGCCAGCAACGCGCCCGCCGCTGGCGCGCCGCCGGCTGGACGCAGCAGCGCATCGCCGATCGCCTCGGCTGCAGCCGCACCACCGTCCGGCGCCTGCTGGCTTAGGGCCCGCAGAACACGTTGGGCGAGCCGGCCGCCACGCTGGTGCAGCCACTGATCGCATCGCCCACCCGGCCAGCGCCGCGGCCATTGACGAACACGGTCGTGCTGCCCACGGCGATCGGCGCCGCGTGCGTCGGGCACGGCACGCCGGGCAGCAGGTGTGGCGTGTTCAGATCGCCCTGGCGGCTCCAGGGGATGCCGTTGACGAACACGTTAGGCGAGCCTTCCGCCCGGACCATGCCCGAGCAGTGGGCCACGTCCGCATCACCGACGCGCGTTGCTGCGGGCACGCTCCACCTCCATCAGTTCCTGCAGCCGATCATTCCACAGGGCCGCCTCGGCGTGCTGCTCCGGCGTGTGCGGCGGCGGCGGGATCGCCGGCTCGAACCGCACGACGTGATCGAACACCGCCGGCAGGTCCTCCCACCGGCGGTAGGAACGCAGCACGCCGCCGACAATCAGATCGAACCGGCCCTCGGTGTTCATGGCTTCGGCCACAGCTCGCGCGGATCCTTGCCGGTCGCCATCATGCGGCTCAAGCGCTCGGCACGCTGGCCGACCTGCTTCGCCCAGAGCGAGTCGAGCATCATCGACGCGGCCCGCTCATACTGGCCCGCCTGAATGGCGCTGAGCGTAAGGCGGAACTTGAGCAGGCCCTGGATCCCCAGGTTGAACGCCATGTCGAGCAGCACGCGCTGGCGCACCTCGTCGAGGCCCGACACCCAGGGGAGCTCGCGCAGCAGCGCGCGCTCTTCCCGGGCGATGTCGTTGGCGAGGAGGTAGGCCGACTCCTCGGCCGTGATGCCGCGGTCGTCGAGGTTGCGGCCGACGCCGATCGTCAGCTTGCCGGCCGTGCAGCGATAGGGCTTGAGCCGTTCGCCTTCGTGTAGGCGGAGCTGGCGCGTCATCGCAGCGCGGTCGATCATCAGCGGCGATCCTGCTTCTTGATACCGAAGATCACGTCCAAAGGGCCGGCGCCGCCACGAGGCTTGGGGCTGTAGGGGAAGGCGCGGACAGCAGCGGCGAGCAGCAGCTGCAGCACGCTGTTCGACTTGTACTTGCTCATGCCGATCAGCTCGCTAAGCACGAACAGCGCAAAGCCGACGTATTCGATGTGTTGGGCGTCCATGAAATCCATGGGGATGTCCTTCCAGGCTAGGTGTAGTGGAGGTAAGTGCTGAGGATGTACTTCGGCCCCGACACTGGCGGCCGGCCGGCGTGCAGCCACGGCCACAGCGGCGGGAAGACCATCACCGAACCAGCGCGCGGCTGGATCTGCTGGCCCCACAGTGGGAACTCGGTGGCGCCGCCCTCCTCGACGTCGTTGAGGTAGAGCAGCGCAGCGAGGAACCGGCGTGCGCTGGCGTGATCGCCGACGTCGACGTGATCCGGGAACTCGTCGTCGCCATCCGGCCAGTAGCGCTTCAAGCGCAGCTCCTCGAACGCCAGGTCGGCCGGCCACTGCACGGTGTTGATCTGCAGGTCGCGGCTGTAGGACTCGAACACCGGCAGGATCGCGCCGAACGCCAGCTCGTGCCCCTCCGGCCAGCACTGCGTCAGGTTGAGCTCGGTGAAGCGCGGCGCGTTGCCCTCGCCCTGGCGGATCACCTGATCGGCGGCGCGCGCCTCGAAGCCCTCGATCAGCTCCTGGCATTGCGCCGGCGGTAGTCGATCGGGATAGACCATCACGAGATCAGCCAGGCGCATGGGGTGAACCTTCTCAGGGTTCGGCCACTATGGCCCAGCCGGTTGCGGGGCCTTCGACCATCCACCGCGGGCCGAAATTGCGACGGCTGTAACGCAGACGAGCGCCCCAGTTGTTGAGGTAGCGACCGTTGATCAAGTCGAGGTCGCCGAACGGATCGTGGACGATGATCGCGTCGTCGGTGTAGCCGATGGCGCAGATCCAATGGCCGCCGCCGGTAGGGCTGCCGACAGGGCCCTTGTGCAGGATGCCGAGCGGCACCGGGATGCCCTTGTCGATCTGGCCCTCGATTGTCTTCCAGGTGGCATTGCGCACCAGGTGGGCCTCGACACCGTAGGACTGCAGCGCCTTGATCTGACTCGTCGCCTCGGTGGTGTCGCCGTAGCGCAGCACGCGGCCGAGGTAGGCGTCGTCACCGTTGGCGCCGGTGAGCGTGCCGGGCTTGAGCGCTTCGAGCAGCATGGCGCAGGAGCTGCTGAAGCACATCCGCAGAGCGTGCTCAGTCGCGCTGTCGCGCTGGCTGAAGTAGCGGACCTGGATCGGGTTGGTCTTGGTGCGCGGCTCCTCTTGCTTTCCGGCTGCTCGCCAGGTCTGCACCCAGGCGCTGTCGGTCTTCTTGAGGCTTGCGGGCACCGCCTCCCAGAGCTGCTGGATGGCGGCTCGCTGATGCGGCAGATCCTTCCAGTGCTGGAAGTAAGGGATCAGATCGCCGACCAGCTCCTGGCTCATCGCGGGCGCGCCTCGACCGGCGGTTCTGGCCCGAAGTGTAGGCGCGGATTCATCGTTGTCACCGCCAAGGGCATCACCAGGCTCAGCGCGATGGCGAGGATGACGCCCTGGGCGACGCGCTTTTCGACTTCACCAAGCCGCTTGAATGCGTCAGCGATGTCGGTGTGCTTCTGGGCAAGCGACTGGTGCATGGCGTCGAGCTTGCCCTCCATGACGCCGAGCTTGTGCAGGATGTCTCCGTGTGAGACTTCGGATTCGGCCATACGAGACGCCCTGTCTTGCAAAGTCTACCGACGCCGCCATCAGCGGGCTGAGCCAGCTTGCAGGTGCAGCAGTTTCATGGGGCCTTCGGGGGTGTTGATCTGGACGGCATAGCCGCCGGCGCCTGTGTAGCCGAGGTTTTTGGCATAGCTGGCGCCGTTGATCAGGGTGATAGATGAGCCGCTCGGTGTGCCGAAGTCAATGCCGTAGTGGAAGCTGCGGCCGAAGAGATTCCGCGGGCCGTAACTGCTGGTGACGCCATAGGAACTCGGCGCACGGCCATTGATGCGCAGGTAGCGATCAGCATCGGCGGCGCTGATGCGGCGCCCATCAGCCCAGCGTGCGTCGAGGTGCGGGCCGGTGCTGTCGCCGCTGCTGCCGGTGCGCGCGATCACGCCCTTCGTGCCGCCTGCCTGGGTGCGGCCCTGGCCGTCGCGGCCGGTGCTCCAGTCGCTGCTCTCCTCGCCCTGGGTGCCGCACTCGACCGTCGTCACATAGCCGGAGCTGCTGAGGTCGTGCGTGACGCTCTTCACGTTCCAGGTGCCGTCGACGTATTCGCGGAAGCCGGTGAGCGTCACCAGGCCCTCGGCGTTCACGTCCGGCCGGCCGGGCATCTGCAGGCTGATGCGCACCTCGCCGGCGCGCAGCGACTGCAGCCGGCTGTCGGCGGCCTTCTGCGCCTCGGCCTCGGTCTTGAAGAGCTGCTTCTCCTCGAACGCCGGCAGCGAGCCGCCGGATTCGCCAGCGGTGTAGATCTTCTCCTTGTTGACGCTGCGATCGAGCCACTTCGCCTTCACCGCGCCATAGGCGCCGCGGTTCTTCAGCGTCGCCCGCCAGCTGGTGACCTCCTCCTGCTTGATGGTGACGTTGCCGGCGTTCTCCTTGTCGCCCCGGGGCACGACCACCAGGCGCCCGTCGGCGGGCTTGATGGTCGCGCGGTATTTCTCGGCTAGGCGCGTGAGGAAGCTCTGGTCGCTCTCGTTGGTCTGATCCTCGTGCTTGATCTGCGTGCTGGCGAGGTTGCCCTTGATGACGGGGGTGAGGTTGTTGCGCTGGGCGATCTCCTGCACCACCTGGCCCAGCGTGGTGTTGTGCCAGCTCTTCGTCTTCTGCTCCTTGACGAGCGTCGGCGCGGTGTTGCTGGCGGTCGCGCGGATCACCATCGAGCGGGGCCCCATGCTGAGCTCCACCTCGTCGACCGCGAAGGCGCCCATGTAGACGGGCGTGCGGCCGCCGCTGCTGTAACCAAGCCAGACGCGCAGCCAGGTGCCGCTGTTGGCGACGGGGATGCGCTTGTCGCGGTCGTCGAGGGTGATCTCCAGGCTGTCGCTCTGCTGGCCCGCCTGCTCGCTGATGCGCAGGCTGACGAGCCGATCGGCGATCAGCTGGGTGATATCGCCGCCGTTTGCCTCGATCCTGAAGCCTGGCGTGCTCATGCTGCTCCGGTGCCAGGGGTTGCGGTCGGGCTCGGATCCCAGATGCGGACCGTCTCGCTGGTGCTCGGCGCCGGCAGGTCAGGCAGCAGGATCGTCATGCCGTCGGGAAGGATCGGCATCAGGTCGGCGAGGTTCGGGTTGGCCAGCATCACTGCCTCGACGGTCTGCTGCGTGCGGCCGTAGTACCGCCAGCAGATCTCATCGAGCTCGTCGAACTGGCGGGTGACGTAGAGCTGACTCATGGCTGCACGAGGTCGCGGACGGCGCCGGTGATGAAGGGGTCGATGTCGAGCATGGTGGCGATCGTCGCCGCGTCGCGCACCAGGCTGCCGAGCGCTGCAGCGCCGCCAGCGGATCCGCCAAGGGTCGTGAGCATCCCGCTGGTGGCGGGCCGGAGCGCATCGAGCGCGACGCTCATCGCCGGCGCGCCGCGGCCCAGCGCCATCTGCTGCGCGAGCTGCGCGGCGCTGACGCCGAGCTGGCCCCAGACGCCCTGCTGCTGTGTCGAGAGGCTGCTGAGGCCGAAGGCATTGAGCGCCGCGCCGACGTAGTCGTTGTTGGCGATCGAGCGGGTGATCGATCCGAGCTGACCCAGGCTGAAGCCGGCGCCCTGAGCTGCAACAGCCGTCGCTGAGAACTGCGGGCTGCTGGCCCAGCTGAGGGCCTGGAAGGCTGAGCCGCTGGAGGTGAGCGGGGTGAGGCCTGCGAGCGCGTTGGAGGTGATGCCGGCGTAGCTGCTGGCGTTGTTCATGCTCAGCGGGCTCGCGGCCTGGCCCGGATTGTCCTCGACGTAGCGGACGAGGGCGATGCTGAAGCCGATCTGACGAGCGCCGCCGCCCGGCGCGAAGGTGCTCAGCCCCTCGCGGATCTGGCGGATCGCCCACTTGCCGTAGACACGGCCTAGGCCATCGGTGAGCATCTGCGGCTGGCCCTGGGTCGCCAGCTCGCGTAGCGTCTCCATCGTGGTCTGCCGGCCCGAGAAGCCCGGGAACAGCTGGCCATCGAGGGTGATCTCCTGGCTGCCAGGGCCGAGGAACTGCACAGCCGGATCACGCAGCAGCCGGTCCTGGCTCTCCCAGCGGAACTCGGCCGTGCGGTCGAGCGTCTGCGGGACGCCGTTCGGCAGGTCGAACTGGAACGACCCCAGCTGGAAGAGCGGCCTAGTCATTGAGCGCCACCCGGTAGTCGCCGTAAGCGCGGGCGATCAGATCCTCGAACGCCATGCGCACCTGATCGCGGATCGCCATCGCGTCGCCTCCCGCTGCGTTGATCGTAACGGGGGCGTTGATCGTCACGCCTGCGCCGCCAGCTGCAGCAGCCGGCAGCGGCGCCGCCAGCAGGCTGGCCAGGGCCGCGGCGCCCAGGGGCCGCGCCACGCGGGGCACGATGGCGCCATCCATGCCAGGCACGAACAGCTCACGCCGCCGCTCCCCCACGATGTAGGGGTTGCCAGCCCGCACCGGGCCGCCGCTGGCTCGCCCAGGCACGCGCCGGCCGGCGCTGGGGGCCGTGGCCTCGCCACCGCCAAAGAAGCCCTTGATGTTGTCCCAGGTGCCGGTGATCCAGCCCATCAGCTCGCCGGCCTTCGCCTTCAGCCCGTTCAGGATGGCTTCGATCACGGCGCTGCCCACGCTGGCGATGCGCTGGGGCGTCTGCTTGATCAGGTTCACCACCTGGTCGAACACGCCCTGCACGCCAGGTGGCAGCTTGCCGAAGATGCCCAGCACCAGCGACGGGATGGGGAACATCACCGCCAGCACCTTGGGCCCCCACTCCTGCACCACGGCCAGGGCCTGGCTGAACACGCCGCTCATGAAGGTGGTGAACTGCCCCCAGCCAGCCTTCACGCCCTCCCAGGCGCTGCCGGCCGCGGCCTTCACGCTGTCCCAGTTGTTCACCAGGGCGTAGATGGCGGCGCCGATGCCGACGATGCCAGCGATGACCAGCGTGATGGGCCCGCCGGCCACCGCGATGACGGTGCCCAGGCCCGCCAGCACGGGGAACATCGCCGTGACTGCGCCAATCGCCGCGCCGATGGTGCCGATGGCGCTGATCACGCCAGCAATCACCGGCAGGGCAATCACCAGGCCGGCCAGCGCACCGCCGACCAGCACGATGCCCGTCACCAGGCCCTGATTGGCCTGCGCCCACTCGGCGAAGCCCACCAGGATGGGCCCCACCGCTTTCATGATCGCGTTCAAGCTGGGCAGCAGGGCCGCGCCCACGCTGATGCCCACAGCCTGGATGCCGTTCCTGAAGATCTGCGCCTGAGCGGCGCTGGTGCCCATCTGGTTCTGGAACTCCTTCTGCATGGAGCCAGCGAAGGCGCTCTTGTCGGCGATCAGGTCGAACGCCTGGTCCAGCAGCTTCGTGTTCGTCAGCAGCGGCATGATGGCCGCCTTGCTTTCCTCACCGAACAGGGCGCCAGCGATGCTCACCCGCTTGTCGGCGGGCAGCTTGGCCATCGCCTGGATCACCTTCTTGATGGTGCCCTCGGCGTCCTTCTGCATCCCCTTGGCCAGCTCGTCGGACACGTCGCCGCCGAACATGGTTTCCAGGGCTTCCACCTGCTTCTTGGTGGCCTGGTCGCCCTTCGTCAGGGCGTTCAGGAAGTTCTTCAGGCCGGTGGCAGCCACCTCGGTGGGGGTGCCGCTCGCCAGGAAGGCGGCGCCCAGGCCGGCGACTTCTTCCTTGGCCAGGCCGGCCGCCTTGCCGATGGCGCCCACGCGCCGCGTGACCTCCACCAGGTCGGCAGCGTTCACCGTGCCCTGGAACTTGTCCGACAGGTAGTTGATGGCATCGCCCAGCTGCACCACCTCGGGCTGAGTCAGGCCCATGGCAGCACGGATGGCCACCATGCTGTCGCCAGCCTGCTCAGCCGTCATCTGGAAGGCCACGCCCATCGCCGCGGCCGTCTTCGTGAAGGGGATGATCTCCTCTTCGGCGTAGCCGGCGAAGCCTGCTGCTGCTGCAATCTTGGTCAGCTGTTCCGCGCTGTACGGCAGCTCGGTGCTCAGCTTGATCAGCTCGTTGCCGAACCGCTTCACGCCAGCCGCGCCGTCCTTGAAGTCGATGGCCTTGCGGATGTCCGCCATGGCGCTATCGAACTTCATGGCCTCGCGCACGCTCAGGCCCACGGCCCCAGCAAAGGCGGTCGCGCCGATTGTGGCCTGCTGCCACAGATCGTTGCTGAAGATGTCCTTGAAGCTTTTCTTGCCGCTGGTGGCGGCGTCGTTCATCGTCCGGGAGACGTTGCGCCCGAACGATGAAACCTGGGTTTGGGCAGCCTTGAGCGACTGGCCCAGCGAAGCGGCGATTTTGCCGCCGATCTCGACTGTGATCTTGCTGAGCCCGCCGGCCATCACTTCGCCTTCAGTTGCTTGGCAATCTCATTCTCGATGCTCCGGGCCGACTTGAGCCAGGCCCAGAACTCATCGCTTTCCAACTCAAGAATGTCGGCCAAGCCCCAGCCGGTCAGCTTGGAGAGCACGATCACTCCCCGGCGCCAATCGTCCTCTAGGGCTTGGCCCCCTTGAAATCCAACAGCTGCGCTTCCAGCTTGCCGAAGTCAGCCGAGTCCAGCTCCATCAGGTCATCAGGCGCCACCTCGCAGAGGCTGGCCATCAGATGCAGGGCCTTGTCGGCGTCGTCGGCCTTGCTCTTGGCGAAGGCCATTTCGTCCCGCACCTTGGGGCGCCGCATGGTGAGGTGTTTCACCTCGACGCCCGAAATGGTCAGGGGGAAATCAAGGACGATCTTGGCGGTGGGCCGCTTGTCCATTCAGGTCAGACTCCGATGGCGGTGCGGATGGATTCAAGCTGATCCGCGCCATTGATGCGGCGGACCATGTTCACCTTGTCGATTTCCACCACGACGCGGCTGCCAATGGTGATCTTGAGGTAACGGAGCGCCATGCTGCAGGTCATGCTCGTCTGCTCGCCAGCTTCCCAGTCGCCGGGGTCCATTTCCTTGATCACGCCGGTCATGTTCACCACCATGGGAACAGCGGCTTCACCGTCGCGGCGCAGGGCCCCACGGGCCGTCACCTGGGTGGCGGCACCATCGGCCAGGCCGTAGAGGCTGAGGACGTTCTCCTCGTAGTCGAACAGCTCGAAGCTGGTCTCCAGCTTCTCCATGCCCATGTCGATGTCCACGGGGGCGTCCATGCCGCCGCCGCGGAACTCCTCCATCTTGGTGGTGAGGGTGGGCAGGGTCAGCGTCGAGATGGTCCCGGCGAGACCGCGACCATCAACGAACAGGCTGAAGTTCTTCAGAACGCGGGGGATTTGGGCCATGGGTCAGGTCCTCAAGCGAAGAGATCAACGACGTAGCTGTTGACCAGGTGGCTGCGGAAGGTCACGCGCTCCGCGGGATAGGGAGGCGTGAACTCGAAGTCGAAGAAGACCTGGCCGTTGGCGATGCTGGTCGGGCTGTTGAGATCAGGATCCACCCAGACGTCGCCGCCGAGGATTGCGCCCCGGGCCTTGAGGCTGCGCAGGTAGCCGCGCACGCTCTCCTGCACCTCCTCCAGGTAGGTGGCGGTGATGCAGCGATCGACGGCCCACAGGTGGCCGCGCAGGATGCTTTCGTTGACCATGTCGGCGGTGCGCCGCACGCTCAGGAAGGCGTAGAGCGGATCCATCGCCAGGGTGCGGTTGCCCCAGAGGCGGAAGCCCTGCTCGCGCACGATCGTGGCGATCTTGGCCTCGTTGAGCAGGTTGGCCCGGCTGGTGTAGTCGCCCAGGGTGAAGTCGATGGCGCGCGAAGTGCCCTCGATGCCGGCGATCTCGTTGTTCGAGGGGCTCCACCAGAATCCGCGCTCGTTGTCGACCTTGTTGATCAGGCCGGCGACGGCGGAGGAAGCGGGCACGCTCTCGCCATTGCGGAGCACCCAGGGGTCGATCACGTAGATGCGATCGGAGCCGAAGTCGTCAGCGATCTGGATCGCGGCTGCGTCGGTGGTGTTGGGGCCGTCGGCGATGATCACCGCGCGGAGGCGGTTGGCGATGCCGAGCAGCTCGGCCAGTACCTCGGAGCGGACGGTGCCGCGGTTGACGGTCCCGGCCACGGCCTGCACGCCACCGCTGGGGGGCGCCGCGATGGCGACGGTCGGGTTGGTGGTGTAGCCCTTGCCGGGGTTGGTGATGGTGAAGCTCACCACCTTGCCGGCGTTGGCGCCAGTGCCGAGCACGGCGACTGCAGTAGCGCCGGAGCCGCCGCCGCCGCTGATGGTGACGGCCGGGGCGGTGGTGTAGCCGGAGCCCTGGGTCTGCACGGCGATCGACAAGATGCCGTTGCTGGTGCGCTGGTGAGTGAAGCCAGGAGCCAGCAGAATGCGGGGGCTGAAGCCGACCTCGTTCTCAGCAGCGAGGAAGGCGTGAACGCCTTCGTAGGCGCCAGTGCCGTTGTTGATGCCGCCCCGGACGTTGTTGATGGTGGCGGCCTCGTCGAGCCCTTCAGCGACGCGCACCACCACCACGACAGCGCCGGCCTGGTCGTAGATCAGGTCGAGCGCCGCCTGGAGGGTGCCGGCTTCGCCGAGGCCTGCCATCTCGCTGCGACGAGCGATCAGGACCGGGGTGTTGAGGGGGAACTTTGCGGCGTCCGCATCAGGTGCGGTGCCGATCAGGCCGATCACAGAGGATCGAACGGTTTGGATCGGCCGGGCCCCAGTGTCGATCTGGAGGACCTCTACGCCGTGCAGAAAGGTCGTTGTCATGGGTAGGAGAGTCCTCCTGTCGGGTTGAGTCTAGCGGCCCTGGCCGCGAAGCTTTTTGCGGCCGCGGCGGCGTGGACGACTGCGCTGGCCCTGACCCTGTGAGGTCGTCTTGGGTGGCCCGGGCTGGTGGTCGATGCGGGCGACGCCTGTCTTGGATCGAACTGCCATCACTCGTAGAGCACGTTGATCGAGCCTGCGTCGAAAGCGTCGGTGCCGTTGGCGGTCACGACGCGGAGGTAGTTCAGAACGCCGGCAAGGGTGACGGCGCCACCGGAGATCGTCGAGCCCTGTGTTCCGGCGGTCGCGAATTGCCCAGACGCCACCCAGGTGTTGCCGCTGATGTTCGTCAGCACGAGCTCGCCGTAGTGGTTATAGCTGGCGGCGTTATTGAACACTGGAATGCCAGCCGTAGACGAGACAGGCACGATGCCACTGGCCCAGGAGAAGACGCTGTAGCCGGCGTAGCCCGACGTTGTGGGTGCGCCGCCAGTGCCGACCTGCACCAGAATGTTGGTTGCGCCGTTTGTCGAAACGCCGTTGAAAAGCACGGTGATCCGCCGGGCCCAGGAGGGAATGCCGGTGAACTCGACGGCGACGCCTGACGTTGAAGCTTTGGCAGTGTCGCGCGCGATCGCCGTAGCGCCAGCAGCGAGATCAGCGCCCTGGATGCTGGCGTCCTGGATGTCTGTTCCAGTAAGCGAGCCGTCTTGCACGTCAGCAGCGGCGATCGAGCCGTCCTGCACGTCAGAGCCGGTGAGCGTGCCGTCTTGAACATCGGCTGCCGTTAGCGAGCCGTCTTGAACATCGGCTGCCGTTAGCGAGCCGTCTTGAACATCGGCTGAAGTGATCGTCGAGTCCGACACCATGGCGCCGGGGATCCTTTGCAGTGGCATGGGTCGAGAAGACGGTGGAACAAAAGTTAGAGGCCGAACAGCTCGCGCAGCTCCGCCACGGTCAACCCAGCAGCTTCCAGCTTCTGCTCAGTGGTGAGCACTGGGGCTGGTTCGGGTGCAGGGGCAGGCTCGGGGGTGTTGCCTTCGGAGAGCCACTGGAGGTAGGCTGCGTAGTCCGTGTTGGCTGGGTCGACAGGGATGCAACCAACGCCTGGCTTGAAAACAGCGGCGGTTTGGTCATCAATGACCTTGACGATGTACTCAGTCATAATTAAAGCTCCGCAGATGCTTGGACATTGAATTGCCCACCGCCAACGCCAGTGCCTACATTAGTCGCGTTAACACCGGAGAAGCCATGAGCAGAAGAGATGACAATATAAGGCGCTGTAAGATTTACAGCAGTTGAACCAATCCTATGCACTTGGTTAGCAGTGGAACCGTTATATAAAACAACGGTCGGACTGGATCTCATAGTTACAGGATAACGATATGAGCCAGCTAGGTTGTCGGAATTAACGTTAAACATTCCAGCATCATTTGTGCCTCCGTTCCAGTAAAAATACCTCTGACACAACGCCAGCTCCTGCCCATAACTGCGCCGCTCAAACGGGGTAGCGACGGTGCCGGGTTCTAGTTGGACGCCGGTGATGTAGAAGGTGGCGTTAAGTGTTTGGTTATGGCTAAGAGCGCCCGTAGCCCCTTGAACA